GACCCCGAGCTCGCGGAGCAGCGCCCGAAGCTCCGTCGCCGCCCCCGATAGGCCGCCCATCGCCTCCTGCCCCCGGCGCATCGCCTCGGCGACGTCGCCGATCCCCCTGGCCGCCGCAGCTAGCTCGGGCGCAAGCGCGGCGTAAGCGGCCGCGACCTCATCGACCTTGCCCGCCTCGAGCAAGGGGACGATCGCCTCGAGCTTTGCCATCAGATCGCCGAACGCGGCCGCCGGCTGTCCTACCCCCGCCCCGAGTGCCGCGAAGCTCCCAGCGAGGCCCTCGGCGCTCGAGGTAGCTCGATCGAGCGAGGCGCCGGCCGCTCCCGATGCGGTCCCGGTCCTCTCGATCTCCTCGGCGACCGCGGCGAGGATCTCGGCGAGCTTGCGCGCCCCGACTGTCTGCGCCGACTGCGCCCCGGTCGCCCGATTCGACGACCCGGCGAGTGCCGCGGCGCCGGCCGCGAGCCCGAGCACGCGCTCCCGAAGCACGTCCGTATCGGATACCCCGCCCGCGATCTCGGCCCGGAGCGCCGCGACCGAATCCCGCATCCGGCCGGCCTCAGAGGATTGCGAGGCGATCGCATCGGTCAGCGAGCGGCCCGCGCTCGCCATCCCCTGAGACTGCGCGATGAGCGAGCCGATCGATTCCCCGAGGCGCTCGACCGGGGCGGAGCCGGCCGACGCCTGCGCGGCGAGCGAGGCTACGCCCTGGACCGATCCGGCGAACGCCTCGCCCTGCGCGCGGAGCGCCCCTGCGAGCGAGTCTGCGCCGGTGCCGAGCGTAGAGAGTAGGGCGTTCAGTCGAGAGCTTGAATCTCCGAGGCCATCGAAGCCCTTCGCGATAGCGACCGACGCCGCGCCCGCCTCGAAGAGAAGCGGGATCGCCAGGCCGAGGCGCGCCTTGAACTCCCCGAGTCCGATTGAGCCGTCACGAAGTCCGGCGAGTAGGTCAGTCATCTCCTCGCTAAGCGCCCCGGTCTGCTCCGCCTGCTCCTTCGTCAACATCGCCGCGGCCGCGCCACTCGAGACGAAGACGCTGAGCGCGGAGCTAAGCTGCTCGACGCTCGCGATCAATTCCACATAGGACGCCTCGCTCGTCTTCGTTTCGGCGACGGATACGATCACCGCCTCGGTCGCCGCGCGTACCGCCGCGCCCTGCCCGCGCACGGCCGTTGCGTAGCGGTCGATCGCGTCCGTAGCGCCCGATGCCGCGGCGCGCGTCGCGACGAGAGCAGAGAGGCCAGAGGCTAGCGCCGCCTCCACATCGGCCGCGGCCCCGGTCAAGCCGATCATCGCACCGCGGAGCTCGAGGAATCGCGCAGCCGCTTCCCGTGACCCGACGGCACCGGAGGCCATCTGCTCAACTAGCGCGCGCATCGCCGCGGCGTTCTCTCCGAATGCCCTGCGCTGCTTCTCGGCCTCGGCCGAGAGCTCGGCGAACGTCCCGGCCGATCCGCGAGCTGTAACGAGTAACGAGTCGAGCTGCGAATCGAACGCCGCGGAGGAAGCCCCCGCGCTCGATAGCGCGGCATCCGTGCCGGCGAGCGCCTCGGCGACGCTCCGAGCCGCAGCCGCCTGCGCCGACTGTGCCCCCGAGATCCGCTCAACCCCTGAAGCGAATCCGTCGGCCGATTCGTGAAGTGCATCAAGCGCCGCGCGAGCATCCGTACTCGAGGCACCCTGCGCACGCAAGCCCTGGACAAGCGCCTCGACCTGCGACTGTAGAGCGGACGCTCCGCTAGCCTGTGCCCCCTGCGCGTCGGCAAGCGCCGAGGATAGCGTCGCGACCCGCTCGGCCTCGGTCGCCAGATCCGCCAGGCCGCTTCGGACCTCCTCTGTCGTCGCGCGCCCAGCGGAGAAGGCGTCAAAAAGGCCCTGCACGTTATCCGAGGATCTGCGCAGCGCCTCGCCCTGCCGATCGGCCGCATCGGCGAGCGAGCTCATCCCGGCGGCGATCTCGGGAGTCAGTCCGCCGAGATCCTCTAGCGCGCCATTTGCTCGCGCGATTGCCGCGGATAGCTTCGCGCCGAGCGATTGCTCGGCCTCGAGCGCCGAAGCCGCAAGATCGCCGAGGCTTGCGACCGACGCCGCGCCCGACGCGACGAGCTTGCTGGCCACCTCGGCTACCTTGAGAATCACCGCGGCGAGCGGCCCAAGCTCTCCCATGAGTGAGGCAACAGCATTGGCGAGCGTGCGGCCGAGAACCTCCGCCAAGCGGATCACCCCGGCGCCGAACTCGACGATTACTGCCGTCGTCTTGATGATCCGCTCGGCTACAGGGGCGAGCGCCTGCGCAATACTCGCCCCCGCCGTGAGCATAGTCCCGATTGCCCGCCCAGCGGTAAGCGCCGCAGAGGCGAGCGCGCCATCGACGACCGAAGCCTTTAGCGCCTCGATCGTGCGCCGGACTCCCTCGTTCTCGATCACCGCCCGGCCTAGTATCTCGAGTAGATCGCCGAAGGCATTCCTTAGCTGCCCGATCGCCCCAGAGAACGTCTCGGCCTGCGCCGCGGCCTGCCCACCGAAGAGACGCGCGATCCCAGAGGTCAGGCTCTCGAGGCGCTGCGAGGATCCGACCGCGCCCTCGACCTGGATACCGTAGCGGGCGAGCGCGTTCGTCGATGACCCGAGCGACTTCGCGACGAGCTCTGCCGCGCCTACGAGGTCGATCCCCTTCGCTGCTGCGAAATCAACCGTCGCCTCGGTCGCGGCCTTTATCGCGCCCTCCTCCTTGACGAAGGACGCGATCATCGCCTCTGCGGCGATAATGGACTCGTCGCCGAACGTCGTCTGGCGCTGGAGCGCCGCGGCGTGTGCTATGAGCGAGCGGCTTACCCGATCGGCGTGCGGCCCAAGATCCGAGAGCGCCTGGTTGAGCTTCGCAATCGCGCGCTCTTCTTCGGCCGCCGCCTCGACGACCGAGCCGAATATGGAGGCGACCTTGCCGAGCGCGAGCGCGGCGAGCCCGGCCGCGGCGACGACGCCTAGACGTAGGTTATCCGCGAATCCCGCAAAGCCCTTGCGCGCGGAATCGACCGCACCCTTCGTGCGATCGGTCGCGGTGATTTCGATATTTGCCCGAGCGTCCCGGGCCATCTATTGAGGCCCTCCCCGGGCGATTATCTGCTCGTAATAACCGCTTCGCCGTTCGCAGATGCCGCCTTCGTGGCGTAGGTTTCGAGATCCCAGACGACCTTGCCGGCCTGCTCGCTGAATTTCTGCGCAGTAACGACCTGCTCTTCGAGCTCGAATCTGAGCGAGTTGTTGATTGCGCCTACGCCTGGCTGCGCAGTCCCGAGCTCGAATCTCATATCTGCATTTGCGAATGTCGATTCTCGTATGAGGTTCGAGAAGTCCTGCGTATCGCTAGTGTCATCATTGTAGAATGGGCCGCTCCAAGAGATCCGACGGCCGGTCATCTCATTGATCACGCCCGTCGTCGCATTCGAGTCGGGGAATTCCTCGAACTCGTTATCGATCGTGAGCGTGCCGGAAAGAAATCCGCGAACAGTTCCAGCGGCCCACTGCGCGGCGGCGCCTTGCAGTACCGGCGCCTTCGTCGAGAGCAGGCTTCCGTAGCTAATCGACGTTGGGAACGTATCGGGATCTCGGAGTGCGACTGCGCCAGGCGCAACGGTGAACGTTGCAATGACTATCCCTCCGGGAGTCAGCTTGAATGAGACTGTTTTGATCCGGCAGTCCTGCACGGTGAAGGCGCTATCGCGGCGCCATACCTTGAACGTGAGGACAGATGCGCCTCCCAAAACATAAGGCGTCGCCGATGTCGTCGGAGTCCCGCGAATGATTCCGGCACCCTTGAGGAGCGCTTCCATCGCCTCGCGCAGGTTGAAGTCTCCGGCGAGGACCGGGTTCCCATTCGTCTTACCGGAGCCTTTGATGGCGAGGTCGAACTGGAACGTAGAAACCTCGGCTCGTAGAAACGACCCCGGAGTTCTCGTGAATGATCCCGGGACGACCGGGTTCTCGTCCTCTACGCGCCCGATGTCGAAGCGGAGCGAGCCGTCGCGGATCGGGACGCCGAGCGCTTCATTTGCGGAGAGCACTGAGCCGTCGTCTGTGTTCGCGATGATCGTCGCGACCTGCACCTCGGGATTGATCGTTCCTTCGGCGCTCTGCACGCCGACAACCAGTCCGATTCCCTCATTGAGCTTCGCCATCTTCTCTCCCCTCTCGGCTAGGCGTTCGGATCGACCGTAACCCTAGCTCGTAATTGAAAAGTAATCACGCGCCCGACTCTCGAAACATCCGTCTCCTCGAGCCCCGGGAAGGAATCGAGGTAGAAGACCTCGGAGATCGTTAGCCACCATCCTGGATCGAGGATCGCCTCGAGTGCGGAATGCATCGACCCGCTTGTCCAGGTCCGTTCCGCCTCGCCCGCGCCAAGGTGGTAGTGGACCCTCATCAGGATATCGAGGACGGGGCGGTAAATCAGATTCGAGTCGCCGACTTCGCTCCGCGGCCCGGCCCACGCCTTGAGCTGGTAGCGCGTTTTCCCCGCCGGCACCGGCTGAAGATCGGTCGATAGATCGGTCGCCATCCGCGTAGGCGTCGTCCCCGAGGGGAGCGTCGCCTCGAGCTTCGCGGCGATTGCGTCCTGCGCCTGCTGAGCGGTCGCCATCCAGGCTATCCCTCCTCGCGCAACGTCTCGACCTCGAGCGCGAGAACTCTTCGCCGAGGCTCCGGCGCCGTCGCGCCAGTCTCGAGAAGCAAGGACTCAACAAGGTGGAGATCGAGCACACGCCCCCCGAGCGTCCGATCCGCCTCAATCGCGGTCTTGATGCCGTCTCGATGCCCCGACATCTGCTCTTGTGTCGCCTCGGCCCATAGCTCCAGCGTGTAGGTCGTCCTGACCTCACGCTGCCGGAAATCGAGCTGAATTTCCCGCGACGCCGGCGAATGCGCAAAGAGATGAGGCATCGCGCTCACGCTAAGCTCCTCCGATGGTCCCGCCCGGCGCTCCGCACCCGCTTCGCCGGTGGGAAGCGTTAGACCCGCGACGCCCCTAACGAGCGCGATCAAAGCGTCAAGCTCCTCGCCCCAGGCGCTCACCTGAGAAACGCCCTGATCGCGGCTTCCGCGAGCCGCTCGGCCTCGACCGGGAATACCTTCTCGACGGCCGGCGCGAGGAACGGCCGCGCGGGGATCGTGACTCGCTGCGTGCGAACTAACCGCTTGGAGCCCCGGGGCGTGAACACGAGGAACGGAGCGCTCCTCGCCTTGATGATCGCGCCGAACTCGTGGACCGATGCGTAGATCACATCCGAGCCGACGTTGACCGCACGCGGGAGCTTGCGCTCATCGACGATCACCGAGCGACGGAGGCGGCCAGATACGACGCCGAGCCTAGATGCGGAGCGCGGCCCGGAGAGAAAATCGCGTCGCGCGACGGATTGAGTCCGGAGCCCTACGGCGCGGAGCATCGCCACACGGGCCGCCTTCGGGTCGGAGACGTCCGATAGAAGCTGCTTCGCACCGGCGGAAAGCGTGAGATTGACCGTTTCGACGGATGCCATCTACCCGAGCCCTGCGCCGCGGTATCGGCGAACGATTGGGAGCACGCCAGGCGCCCAATCGTCGATGAGGTACTCCTGCACCGTTGCCGATTCGACCTGCGTTCTGCGCGACCCCAGGACGCCCCGCTTCTTTGTGTTTCGCGCCTCGAACGCCGCCTGTTTAATCGTCGCCATCTCGAGATCATCCGGCAAGCCTCCGGCCGTGCCGTATCCCGCGGAGTACGACGCAAGGTAGAGACCTGGATCGAAGGCCGCCCCGGTCCTGCGCCTGGCGACCCCGATCGGTAGATCGACGTCTAGCCGGTCCTCGAGCCGCGGCCCGACTACGGCGATCGTCCCCGCGCCCTGCGACGTTAGATTGATCCGCGTCCCGGCCAGCGCCCCGGCCTCGCTCGAGGCGAGCGCGACGGTATCGGCATCGGCGCGGATGACCCAGTAATCGACCGTGCGCGCCGTGAGCCCCGCCGGGACTGTCGAGCCGGAGCCGAGGGCGTAGATACGCATCGGCCCGTCTGCCGTCGCGAGATCGTGCTCGGCGAACGCGACCTGATCGAGCGTCGTATCAACCGCCGCGGCCGCGAACGTGAAGCCCCGGTCATCGAGGAAGACGACAACGGGCTCGGTCGCGGCGATCAGCGGTCGATCACGGAGTAGGAGGGTCTCGGATCTCGTCCCTACGCGGTGCGTCTCCAGATCCACCGTGTGAGTCGCTAGCGCGCGCCCCGCCTCGCGTTGGATCGCCTCCGAGACGCCCGATAGAACGAATTGCAGCGTAGTATCCTCCCCGCTCCCCGCCTCCCCGATGTAGTCCTTGAGCTGCGCGAGCGTGGCGAGATCGGCCACGGCGTCGCCCCCTAGCCCTTGCTCTCGAGCTCCGGCGACGAGCCTGGCCCGATCGGCTCGGCCAGCCCGAGGGCAAGCAAGAGCGCAGCCAGATCGAGGATCTCGCCGGCGCGAAACGAGGCGACCATTACGCCGCCGCGGGAGAGCATGAGGTCGGATACGAGGCGGAGCTTGCGCAGCTCCTGGCGTTGCGCCGTCGGCCGAAGCTCTCTCACGCGATCCGCTTTCACGGCTGCACCGCCGGCGGGCGCGGTAGGCGGTGCTTGAGGCAGATGGCGGAGTAGTCATTCCCGGACCAACTCGTGCTTTCGAACAGCGTCAACCGCACGAAACGGCGCGACCCGATATAAGACAATTTCCGCACTTGGTCATCGGATGACGTGTAGAACGTCGCGAGTGCTTCTTGATTCACCCCAGAAGGTAGAAGCTCGGGATCCTCTACGGCCACGGCGTCCGTGAGCGACGGATCGTTGCCGTGCTCAATCAACGGCGTTGCCGCACCGGCCAATATTGTGCCGCTCGCCATGAGGTACGTCGCGACATCGAAGCCGAGCATATCGTTGATTTCTCCGACAATCGTAGCCGTCCGCACCCGCACCGGAGAGATCGAGCGCTCGACCAGGAACGCCGAGAAGAGCTCGGAAACTCCGAGCATTTGCCACCATCCTTACGCAGTCGGCTGGGCAGCAGGCACGCGGGCGGAGCGGAAGAGCACGCAGATCGAAGAGATGAGCCCGACCGTGACCGTCCCCGTCTCCGTGAGCGTGAGCCGGACGTAGCGCTTGTTGCCACGGTAGCCGATCTTGCGAACCTGGTTGTCATCCGTGCCCGCGCTCGTGAATGCCGCCGCGGCTTCCTGCCCTGTACCAGACGGGAGCAGATCGGCATCGACGACCGCCGCAACGTCGGATAGCCCCGGGTCGTTCCCATGCTCGACAAGCGGCGTAAACCCGCCGCCCGTGAGCACGCCGGACGCGATCAGCCAAACACAGCCCTCGTACCCCTGGAGATCGACGATCACACCGACCGCGTCGGCCGTGGCGTCAACCGGACTGTGCGAGCGCTTCGCCGTAATGGCGTTATGGATTTCTGCGAGCATTTCTCATTCCCTCCCGGCGATTACTGGATCTTGAGGATCTTGATCGCCTCGAAGTTGACGACATCGCCACCGACGCGCCGCGTGGTGTAGAAGCCGACGAAACCCTTGTTGCTGATCGGGTCGCGAAGTACGGAGATTCCCGCGCGATCGACGATCAGGTATCCCTGCTTGAAATCCCCGTAGGCGGCGATGAGCAAGCCATCGGTGAGCGCGCTCGGCATGTCCTGGAAGAGCTGATAGGGCTGGCCGAGGATCGTGTTCGGGATTCCAAGCAGAAGCCCTGGCTGCCAGAGGTAGTTTGACGTCGAGCTCTCGGTGAACTTGCGAATCGCGGTGAGCACAGCGCGATTCATCACCCACGAGGCGCCGCGCTGATAGGGCTCCTTGAGCGCGCCCTGGAGCGAGAAGAGATCGACGGCGGCGAAAACATCGTTCGTCGCCGTGCTGACCTGCTCGATCTGCCCGGCGATCGGATCGGTCCCCGCGGGGTAGGTCATGAAACCGCGCGGCCGCCGGACGCCGTTGCCGTTGACGAAGGCGGTGTTCTCTGTGACCGCGAACTCCTCCGCGACCTGTTCGCTGAGCCACGTCTCCACCGCAAACTGCGCATCGTCGAGGAGGTTCTGAGGCGCCTCTGGGTAGGCGTACTGCTCGCGGCAGATGATCTCGTATTCGCCAGCCTGCGGCGTCCCTGTCGTCGATCGCGCATCGGTTTCGCCGACCCATCCGCCGGAGGTTGCGCGGCCCGTGCGGCGCCGACCCTTGACCGCGTGCTGCGATGTCGTGAACTGGTTAGCGATCGCACGCATCGGAGAAGATTCGGTGACTGACTGGACGACTCCAGTAAGCAGGTCGTGCCCGAGGAAGTAGCCGCCGTCCGGGTCGGAGAGCGAAGAGAGGCGCTTGACCTCCTTACGCTTCTCGTAGAGCTTGCCGGCGAGGTCCGGCCTGTTCTCGATGCCGCGCCGGATGTAGTCGTGGAGGTATCCCGCATACTCGACCTCGGCAGGGTCGGCCTTCGGGTCGGCTCCGCCCGCCGCAGTCGCAGTCGCGGCGAAAAGGCGCTCCTGGGCTTCCTTCATCTGGCTCGCCTTCTCCATCACGGTATCGATCCGCTCGAGCTTCTGCGCCGTCTCGCCGAGCACATCTCCGCGCTTGCGGATCTCGTCGAGCGCCGCTGTGTTCGCCTTCTTGTACTCCTCGAAGGCCGCCCCGAGATCCTGAATGGCCTTGTAGGCCGTGGCGATGTCAGACATTGATTCCCCCTCTCAAAGTGGCAGCCGCGCGTGCGGCCGCCTCAACGAAGTGGCTAAGCATTCCGTCATCCGCGAGCTTCGCGGCGAAGCCGGCCGAGACGAGGTCGGCGATGCGAACGGTCATTTCAAGATCGAAGCCCCGCGCAGCGAGCTCGGCCTCGAGCGCTTCGCGAGACCCGAGAAGCTCGTCCGCGGACTTGACGGCCGTTATGAACGCCTCCTGATTCATCCCGAGCGGTACGATCGACGCTTCAACAAGATCGACGTCCAGGAGAATCCGGTGCCCGTCCTTGTCCGGCTTCGCCTCGCGCGTGATGAACCCGATCGACAGCATGTCGATTGCGCCGGCGCGGACAAGCGCGGCGGCCTCTCGGGCCTGCGTCACGTCCTCGACAAGCGGGCGGCCGCGGACGAAGAGCCCGCGTGCGTCCTCCTTGACCTCGTCGAAGACGCCGATCGGCTCCGAGTGCCGATAGAACATCTTGAGCTTCTTGCCGCGGTCCTTGAGCTCGCGAAGCGAGCGCTTGAACGCGCCACGCTTGACGATATCCCCTCCGTGATCGAGGACGCCAAAGACCGAAGCGTAGCCCTCGAAGGTTCCCGGCGGCTCGCCGGACTCCTTGACGTCGAACGCGAACGAGCGCCGCTCGATCTTGCTCCCGCCGCCTTGCATCTACCGGAGAGCTTTAGCGTGAGTTTTCAGGCGCGCAATTTATGGCTGCGCAAGCGCGCGAAATTACACCGGATCGTAACCGGCTGCGCAGCGACAATTGATTACCTCTTCCGCCGGCCCCGCCGGATCAAGCGGGTGCATCATCGCAGCGCCGCGGACATCGAACGGCTCCGAGAGCTCCCGCTCCTGCCCGTGTAGCTCCGGGTCGCTCGGGTGCCGTGGCCCCCCGTCCTGCGCCGTGAGCCAGACCTTGACGAGCGTGAGCCCGGAGTGCTCGGCGTAAGCCTGATCCGCCCAGGCGCTCGCGGTCCCGATCTCCGTCCGGGCAATCGTGACGGCGCGGAAGGCGACCGATGATGAGAGCGTACTGGCGACTGCCCGGGCGATCTCCCGCTCGGGAAGTCCTTCGGCCGCGCCCTCCTGGAGCGCTTGGCGCGCGAGCTCGATCGTGGTCTTCGTTACCGACTTGCTCTTCGCGAGCCCCAGCTGTGCGACGAAATCCTGGAGCAGTTCATCCGCGGGGCCGAGATCCTTCTCGACGAGGCTACGGAGTGCACGGATCGAGTCGCGGCCAGCTACCAGGGTCCGAGCGGAGATCAGCCTGGCAAGCCCGGGGCGGTCGCGCTCGAGCGAATCGGCAAGCGCCTCGAGCCCGCCCGACAGGATCAGCGACTCGGCGCGCCGGGCCTGTGCGGCGAGTAGCGCCCCCGATCGGCGCTGGAGCCCGCGCTCGTGCCCGATCCGAGTCCGGATCGCGAGCGCGTAGCGAAGCGAGCGCCGGCGGTCACGATCGGCCTTCGCATCTCGGATAATGATGATGGAAGCACTCATTCAAAAGATGCCACTGACTCAACGAACCAACGCGCCATCTCCTCGAGATCCTTGATGTGATCTAACTCCTCACCGAGCCACCCGGGTTGCGCTCTACGTAGAGCACCAGCGGCCAGCCGGTCGCGGAAATGTCCAATCAGTCTCCGGCCTGTTTCCGTGTGCTCGAACGTCTCCCACCAAAGCGTCAAGCATAAGGCCCCGGATCTAGCCTCCTTGCAAGGGTCATTATACGATCCACCGCATGCGCACCCAACCAGTGCGCGGGCAGCGTGCATCTTGTCCTTTTCAAGGATCGGCCTCTTCAGGTAACTCGGCCGCTCGTGCTTTTTCCTCTTCGCCACGGTCAAGCCGCCTGCTCGAACGCCGTATCGGCGAGGACAATCGCGGCCGCGCGCGTCCAGCCCCGCCGCTCAAGGTGCGCCGCGAATCCCTCGCGCGTCTCCTCGCCGCTCCGCGAGAGCTCATCGACCAGCGCGAGCGGCACAAGCGACGCCTCGATGTAAAGCTGGTCCGCCTCCGCCTCTGGCCGCTCATCGTATCCGGTCGCGACGCGCCGCTCGTTCGGCGTGAGCCAGTCGGCGCCGCGCACCCGCTCCCACTGCCGCTCCTGCCGGAGCGCGAGCGCGGATACCGAGCCCCAGTCCGGGACGACCCGGAGATCGCCGGCGCGCAGTCCGTAGCGCGGAGCGAGCGCCGAGGCAATCTCGTTCATGCGTCCCTCGACAAGTGGAATAATCGTCTGCTCCCAGAGCGCGACACGCGCCTCGCGCTGATTCGAATAGGTGTTATCGCCCGGGATGCCGTAGAGGAACGGAGGGTATCCGAGAGCGGTTCCGATGAGCCGCGCGACTTCGCGCGTGCTCTCGCTCCACTCCATGTCCGCAGGCGATAGCCCTGTGGTCTGCCACTTGAGCCCGCCCTCGAATAGACCCACCCGGCCGGCGTTCGCTGGCCCGAGTAGCTTGGCCTGGATCTCCTGCTTCACCCGCTCCCTCGTATCGGGATCGAGCACGCCTGGGTCATCCTTTGAGCGCTCGACCGAGAGCACGCCGGATGGCCGCGCCCCGTTGCGGATGAGCTGAGCGTTCCACCACTCTGCGAGGTTGTATCGCTCGAGTGCTGAACGCGCGGCGCGAAGCGGCGAGAAGCCAGAGGCGTCGTCTAGCGGGTCGTCGTAGCGCAGGCCTATCATCTCGGGGCGGTCATCGTCATCGCGCACGATGAGAGTCGCCCGTGCGGAGGCGTCGCCAGGATCGTAGATGTACTCGGTCGCCGCGATCCCCGCCTGCCGGATGCGCCGCGGCGTAACGTAATCGGGGCGCCAGCGCAGGAGCGCAATAGGCTCGCCACGATCGAGTGGCGCCACGGGCCGGATGTAGACATCGCCCGCGATCAGGTAGTCACGCAGGACACGCTCGCGAAACCTCGAGCCCGAGGCCCGTGGATGCGGCGCGCGCAGGAGCCGCGCGAAGGGATGGTCCGGGACTTCGCGGTCCCCGACGAAGACTCCGATCGGGACGCCAGCGCCGCCATCGGCGATATCATTGATTGCGCGCCAGGCGAACGGGCAGCGCTGATACCCCCAGCGAACGAGCGAAGCGAAGCCGTCCGAGAGGCGCTCCGGCGGGTCGCTCGTGTTCTGTGAGATGAGCAGGGCGGCGATAGTATCGGCTGAGAAGGATGCGGCCTTGCGGCCGAAGGCTAAAGCCAGGCCCAGCCGCTTGAGCGCGCCCACCGGCTAGCCCTCCTCGGCCGGCGCCTCATCGGGGGCGGCAGCCGAGGCGACCGCATCGGAGCAGGAGGCGCAAAGCCTCGCGCCCAGGACGCGCGCCGATAGCCGGACAAGCTCCTCGAGCGCCTCGATTACCGAGTCCCGCGTTGGCTCGGACTCGAGCAGCTCGGTGGCGATAGAATCTATTTTCGCGCGCAGTGCTGGACTCATGCTACTCCCCCTCTACTCGCGCAGATATTGACACCCTAGGGCATCTCTGGCAATTCTCCACCAACGGCGGGGCGCCCCGCTGGCCGTGCGGATCTCGGCCCGGGAGCGTGTGGGGAAGGGTCGAGGCCCGAGGGTCCGCCAGAGGCGCCCGCCGTACCAGCGCTAGCTCACGCGGATCTCTCGCGCGGCACGGAAGAGTCCGAGCCGATGCGCGACCCAAACGAGAGCATCCGCCGAATCCGGCGACGTCTCTCCCTGGTACGCCTCCGGCGTGAACGCGCAGACCTGATCCTCGAGCTCCGCGAACGCCTCGGGCGGCCCAACGTGGTGGACCCTCCCCTGCTCATAGAGCCCGCCTAGCGGTTCGAATCGAACATGCTTACCCTGCGCGGCCGCAACGTCGTAGAGCTTCCCGGCGACGCCGGCGCCGAGCATCACCTCGCGCGCAAGATCCCCGCCGTAGCGCTCCACGACGATGAACTCGAGATCCCATCGCGCCCGCTCGTGCTCTGCCTTGAGCGCCCATCCCCGCGGCGAGTAGCGGCCTGTCGAGGGAGGCAAGACATAGAGGTGAGGCGGCCGAGAATCGTCCGTGAACGCGGGGACAATCCCGGTCTTATCGCTACGGTTCGTGACGCTCCCGGCCGGATCTATCCCGACGCCCCCGCGCACGCGCCGGATCGCGCGCAGTGCCTCTGCCGGATCGGCGCAGGGGATGCGCGCGGCGGCAATCATCTCGGGCGAGACGATCGCGCCCTCGTATCGGTCGAGGAGCTCGCCGTCTAGCTCCTGGCGCCCGAGGCGCGTGCCGCCGTAGCGAGCGCGGAGCATATCGACGACGGGTGCCGAGAGGTTCGCCTGATTCTCCTCCATGCGCCCGCGCGTAAGTACGGCGTAGGTGTCCGTCGTCAGCTTGCGGATCAGGTCGAGCGGCCGCGGAGTAGTCGCCACGACGATCTGCGGCTCGATCCCGGCCGATGACTTGCGCGTCGCATATTGCAGGTTATCCCAGGCCGTTCCGCCGAGCTCGTCCTTGATCTGCTTCCACGTCGCGAGCTCGTCGCCGATCGCCCAGGAGAGATTCGGGCCTCGGATCTGGTTGGGCTGCTCGCTCGAGAAGCACAGAGCGCGCGCTCCATTCGCCCAGCGGATCGTTCTCGAGTGGTGGAGGTACAGGCAAGGGTTCCGCGGTTTCGCCCACGCGATGATCGCGGGGACGAGGACATCGCGGACGTCCGCTGCGGTACGAGCGACGATCCCACCGCACGCCCCCGGCTGCGCGCCCGCACGTAGATTCGCCCAGGCGCCAAGCGTCGCGCTCTTACCCCATCCGCGGCCAGTGAGGAGGAGCCACGTCTGCCACGCGCCCGGTGGTGGTTGCTGCTCCGGGCGACCCCAGAAGCGCCAGTCCTTCTCGAGCTGGCCGAGCTCCTCGGCGTCGAGCCCGCGGAAGAAGTCCCGACGCGCCGCTGGATCGAGCGCGAGACGTTCAGCGAGCGAGGACTCGTGGATCACTGCGCGATGAGTACGCGGAGCCGCAAGCCCTCGGCGTCCGCCTCCCTGCGCCGCTCCGCCTCGAGGCGCTCGAGGAGGGCGCGATGCTCTGGGATCGCCAGACGCCAGCGTCTCTCGGCGCTCGGCGAGAATCCGAGCACCGCCGCGGCCCGCTTGCGCGAGAGACCGTACTCGATCACGAGGCGCGCAAAGGCCGCGGAGACCTCCGGCCGGTAGCTCCACGGCCGGCCCCTAGGCCGCAGCGCCGCCACTGCCACCCGGCTCCTCGTCGCGCTCGCGCTTTGCGACCGCCTCGATTTCGAGCGCCTCGGACATGCCGGGATCGACGACACGCAGGCGCTTCGCGAGCTCGTCTAGTCGCTCGCCGATCCGGTCCTCGATATCGCTAGGCTGCGCGCCCTCGAGTCCGCCACCGAATATTTCATGCCGGTGCCGATGGGCCGGGTGGTGCGCCTCGAGCAAACGCTCGAGCAGCCGGTCGCTGTACTTGCGCACCTGGTACACCACCTCGCCCCTCCAGAATATCGGCTCGAGGACGCCCTCGTAAGCGCGCCGTACCGCTTCCTTCTCCAGCCGCGCCGTCGCTGTCGCGAATGCTTCCTCCCAGCGCTCGGCGAAGGCGACATCGATCTTGCGGCGCTTGTAAACGACTGTGAGCGAGATCCCGGCTTTCGCGGCTGCGCCAGCCACATTCGGCACCTTGCTCAACTCGGCGAAGAAGGCCGCTTCCATTTTTGCGTCAAATCGTTTCGCGCGTTTTGGGATACTTTTTCGCATCTCCGCGGCGCTTGCCCGTAGCTTGGCGAGTTTCTCGGCTGGCGTGTTCTTCGCGTGGTGCTTTGGGTAGCGGTTGATACCTCGTGGTTTTTCGGACATGTCGTTCTTATCCGCTGTCTCCCGTTTCTGGGCGCGCGTGGGCGATGTCGGACGCGCTCGGCGGCAGTCTTTGCCGTCTGGGTTTCGCGCGTTTGGCTACCGCCTCTAGCCCCGGGGACGGATGGTAGGAAGGCTTGACGCCAGCGCGGCGCTCGAGCGCGATGACGCGCGATGTCAAGCCGGCGGTGACGAGCGCCAGAGCTGCGAGCGCGAGCGAGAGCCAGATCACGGGAGATCCCTCTCCATCACGATAGGTTATGCGCCAGAGGCTAGCATCGGCCACGGCTGCCGTACCAGACACCGCCACGCCTTGATATATCACTGTGACCTTTTGGCCCATAATTGAGGATTCTGGAGTATCTGGACGTTTTTCGCTGATTTTGGCCGTTGTTCCCACGGGGAAGCGTGGGATTTCCGGGCGAATCGGTTGTAACGGCTGGAAATCGTCGAATCTGACTGTTGACGGGCTATCTGGGTCGGCGTAAGAGGAGATCGCAGGGCGAGGCGCTGTCGGGGTTGGCCGGAGATCGCTGCTCTACGGCCGCGCAAGGCGGCTAAGCGCTGGAGGGGGCGTCACAAGGCGGAGGGGTAGCTCCGAGGGCGGACATTTCTCCCGTCTCGTCACCGAGATTCGGTGCCGCGCTGAGGCCAGGTCAGGAGTGCGGGCGGGTGGCGCCGATCGCCTCGAGGGCCTCGGCGACGTCTCGGACGATTGCGACCTGGCCGCGCCAGGCGAGATGCCAGTCAGTCTGCGGATCGGTGAGCCCGGTTCTGGCCGGCGGCGTCCGCGGCCCGAGCGGCTCCTTGATTTCGAGCAGTAGATTTTGGCCGCGCCACCCGATCAGGAGATCCGGGACGCCCCGCTCCGAGAGGCGCTGGACGCTCGCGCCGACCTGCTCGAGGGCTCGGACGATCTCCGCCTCGTTGCGGTCTCGCCTCGCGGCGCGCCTCATCGGGGGATGTAGACCGGGAGGGAGGGATTCGGCGGAGCGAGGACGGCCGGGACGAGAGACGGAGCCTCCTCGGTCGCCTTGCCGGCCACGATCAGCGTGGATCCGAGCTCGAGGAGGTAGCCGAGCACGGCGATCAGGCGATCTGCGAGCCGTAGCGCGTCGATCATCCAGCACCCCAGTGGAGCTCGAGTTGCCCGCGGTCCACTCCGGCCGGGGCCGCGCGAGGAGCAGCCCCCATGCGCTCACGGCGCCCCAGGATCTCGGTCCTGAGCTCGTCCATGAGCAGGTCTTGCGACACCCGGCGGTAGCGGACACGAGTCCGGCCCGTATCGACCCACTCCGTGAGGTCCAGGGCCTCCACGATGACCGTCTCGTGACTCACGTTATCCAGCCGATCGCGAGCTGCTCGGCGCTCGAGCCCGGCCAGCGTCGGACCGCCTGCACGGCCCGCTCGCGGTCGATCGTCGCCTGGCCTGAGCGCTCATGGTCATCAGCCGCTATGTGCGAGGAGAGAGGGTCTACGCGCCGCGCCATAGGGTGCCCGAGGAAGCTCAGTTGCTCCGACATTCGCCTCGCTCCTCTTTTCGTGGCCGTTGCGGCAGCGTCGCCTCGAGCTCCGCCCGCCGGAGCGCGAGCACGCCGGGACACCCGACGCACGCCTGGCGCCGCTCGCCACGGATCTCCTCGAGCTCGCGATACCAGAGCTGATTGCGCCGCTGCCGCCCGGCGACCCTCGGCTCGCGCGGCCCCGGCCCCGGTTTTGTCCAGCGCCGATACCCCAGGCAGCGCGCGAGCGTGATGAGCGCGCAGAGCGCCGGGCAGCGGTAGAGCGCGAGCCCCTGCACGATCGCGTGAGGCGGGGGCTTCGCCGAGGAGATGCGCGGGGCCGTGCGCTTCATGCAGCCGCCCCCCGCTTGCGTGCCCCCGCTTGCCCGCGTAGCACCTCACGCGCCAGGTCAAGGATCGTCCCCTCGCGCCCGGACTCCCCGAGGCGGTAGTGCCGCGGCAGCCACGCGATCTTGCGGACCTCGTACTGCGCCGCGTAGATCCCGAGCAGCGCCGCAAGCCCCGCGACCAGCACGCCCGGATCGGATGCCCCGGGGATCACGTCGAGGAACTCCCGGATCTGATCCTGCAGCCCACCGTACCAGCGTTCGTACTGCCGGCGCGCGCGCTGCGACTCCTCGAAGCGCTCAGGGTCGGTCTGCTTGAGCGTCTCGCGCTGCTTCGCCGGGAGCGCCATCGCCTCGAGATACGGCACCGTCCCGGACGGGTAGGGATGCGCTCGCTCATGGAGCAGCGCCCGTGCGCGAGCTCGATCGACCTCGAGCCGCACGTCCTCGTTGGTCGCTGTGCCGGCACGCCATCGCGCGAGGATCGCGAGCAGCTCCTCGCGTGCGCCGTCCGACATCTCCGCGCTCCGCTCCACCTGCCGCATCAGCCACTCGGCCAGGTGTCGCTTGATGCCCGGTTCTCTGCTCCGCTTGCGCCTCACCACCGCTGCGGCCTCGATCGGAGCGACTCAATCGCCTCTTCACCCGAGGGCCACTGAATCGAGTCCTTGCCGTTTTGCTTGACTCCGCCGTGCTGCATGCGTTGGTTCCTCACCCACGTCTGGACCGTGGCGTACCAGTCGGCCTTCGGCGTTCCCGAGCCCCTGAAGTAGCCGAGGCAGTTGTCGATGAGGTCCCGGAGGTGCGGCACGCTCCAGGGCTCGCGTTCCTGCGCCCACGTCCGCAGGGCCGCTTTCTGCTCCTCGCCCAGGTCGAGCGGGGCCGGGGAGCGTGCGGCTGGGCGTGGTCGTTTCCGGGGGTTCTCGTTTTCGGGCTTTTGCGGATCGAGCCTCGCTGGGGAGCGTGCGGCAGCACGCGGGGCTTTGCGCGGCGTCGCCTCGGGTTCTCCCCCCGCTCCCCCCTCTCGTCCCTCGTCACTCGTCACTCGACAGACGTCAGACGTCAGACGGGCGGGGATTTTCGGGGAGTCTAGGATTTCCCGGGAATCCCCGGGGGATTCCCGGGAAATCCCGGGGATATGGGGGGTTGATGGGGGGAAGCGGGAAGACTCGGCGCGCTTGGAGTTGCTGCGATGCCGCTCCCAGTTCACGAGCTCGAGGTACTCGACCCCATCGACTTCGTAGACGCGCAGGCATCCCTCGGCCGCGAGCTCATCCACCCACACACGCACGTCTTTGCCGCTCACTCCCGCGCGACGTGGGAAGAGCAGCGCCTTCAACATCAGTGGGTCTGCCTCCGCGCGGCCGTAGTCGTCCACCGCGACCAACAACGCACGGAACGTGAGGTCCGCCTCCATGCTCACTCTCGCGAGCGAGTGGCTTGCGTTGATCTCCCCGCGGATCACGCGACTTGGCATCCCCTCACCCCCGCTGCTTGCCGTGTGACTCAGAGCAGGTGCAGTTGGCCGTTCGTCAAGCTCGCCTTTGCCTTGTCGATCCCGAGCGGGAGGTTCGTCTTCCCGCCGATTGAGACCTCGATGTGTCCCTCGATCGGCAGGAACTTGATGCTCAGGTTGATCGAGGCGTCCTTGTCGCTGCTGGACTCGAGGAGTGAGCGTTCGACGAGCGGGAGCGAGCTTCGGAGTAGGCGCCGGATGTGCTCGACGCAGTGCTCTTCCATTGCCTGCATTGTTTCTCTCATGTGGCTACACCTTTCTGTTTGGGTTGGGGTGCTTGTGCGTGTTCGGCTTCTCACTCACCGTCGCACGTCGAATCCGGAGGGTTGGATGCCTAAGGGCCAAGACGAGCAACCGCTGCTCGCCGATTACGTCCACGGCGTCCCGCAGAACGTAGTCTGTTCCTCTCCGCTCGCAGTCTACCTGGCGAGCTAGCGCCTCCCGCACGATAGGATCAGTTTCTATTTGGCTCACCGCCTGATCCCCTCCTCTAGCGCCATGCGCAGGCGTTCCGATGGGGGGACCGTCGCGCGCGTGCGCGCCACCGCTATCGCGTGGACCGACTCCCGCGTGACCCTGAGCTCGGCGGCGATCTCGAGCACGCCGCGGCCATCGACCCAGTACGCCTCGCGGATCTGGTTGACCTCGCGTTCTGTGAGCCGCAGGCCCCGGCCGCGTGCGCACACTGCCGCGTCCAGACGCTCGAGCACCTCGTGCGCCGTGATCGCGGATCGTTTTGGCATCCCCTCACCCCCGGTGATAATCGCCCCCGCTATCCAGCCCGGCGTCTACCCTCGGGCCGCGCCTCAGGCGTGACCAGGTCTAGCAGGGTCACGGTCCCTCCGTCCGGGGCCGGCTCCTCGCGGGTCGCCGCGATTACCCGGGCGGCCGTGGAGGCTCGGCACCCTACGCCGCCCCGCAGGAGGAGCAGATCGCTCACGGTCTGCTGCGGCATCCCCGCGCGGCGCGCAAAGCTCGCCACGGATTCCGCTCTCGCCGTGAGGTAGTCTCTGAGCCTCATGCCCAGCCATTCTACCGTGCCCGCTGGATACGGCAAGCCCCCCCCCTATTGACAGCCCACGGTAATACGGTAGAGTGTCGATATCGGCAATGCAGTCGATAGGGGAGATGGAAATGGAGACCATGGGACACGTCATCAGCGTCGAGACCGAGATCATCTCATGCGGGGTGCGCCTCGTGCGACGCACCGTAGCAGGGCCTCGAGGCGGACGGGGGCGGATCTATCAGGCCGCGACGGCCAGCCGGACCTGGGGATACTGGTACACGACGGCGGCACAGGCAGCCAGGCGGAGCAACGAGACAGACCGCGTAGTCCGGGCGGACCGCTGACCATGCGTCCCTCCATCGACTACGGCGGGTGCGAGGAACGCGAGCGGCTGCGCGCCCGCGACCTCCAGGAGCGCGCCCAGCGCTACGAGGAGCTGCTCCTCGACTGGCTCCGGGCCGGGACCGAGATCCTGTGCCGAGGGAGCGACGAGATCGATTACGACTACCTGGCCGAGCTCGCCGCGCGGACTCGGCCGATGATCTGTGCAGGCGGGGGCGCATCTCATTCCCCTGTCCCACGACCCCGCGCCCTCGCCTGCGACCCGTGTGCCGACGGAGAGGTGCGCGTCGCCGCGGTGCCCTGCATCGCGCTCCATGGTTGCCGGACCTTCCGGCGCTCTAGCCTCCCCGGTCCTCTCCGTCGGCACCGATCATGCATCGGCTGGCGGCGCGCGCGAGGAGGAGCGAGGGGGGCTCGACACGTCGCCGGCCGGTGCTGCGCAGGAAGGAGAACGTCATGAGTGTGACTAAGGAGGCACATCAAGTGCACGAGCCAGAGATCGTAGACGCGGTGCGTCCCGCGGGTAGCGCGGCGCTCGTCGAACGGCCCGCTACTGGGCAATGGGCGCCGTCGCCGCTCGCTGAGCTCTCCGATGACGAGTTCGCACGACGCCTCGCGCTCGTGCGCAAGGAGCGCGTGCGCCTCGCGATGATCCAGCGTGCCGTCATGACCGAGGGTGTCGATTACGGCGTGATCCCCGGGACGCCGACGCCGACATTGCTCAAGCCGGGTGCAGAGATACTCAACAAGGCCGCGCGCCTCAAGGCTACTTTCGGTGAGCCGCTGCGTGAGGCGGGCGACGGAATCACTGCGCCACACATCCGCTATCAGGTGCGGTGTCTGCTCGTCTTCGAGGGCGAGGTGATCGCCGAGGGCGACGGCTCCGCCAACTCCCTTGAACGCAAGCACCGCTACCGCAGCGCCGAGCGTGTCTGCCCACACTGCGGGCTGGCCGCAATCATCAAGGGTAGGCAGGAGTACGGCGGCGGGTGGTTGTGCTTTGGGAGGAAGGGCGGCTGCGGTGCGAAGTTTGGAGACAAAGCCCAGGAGATCGTCGATCAGTCGATCGGGGTCGTCGAGAATCCAGACCCGCACGACCTTGACAACACTCTGCTCAAGATGGCAGAGAAGCGCGCGCTCGTCGCGGCAACGCTACTCGCGCACGCGGCCAGCGGGATATTCACTCAGGATCTCGAGGACGCGGACATGGGCGCCACAGCATCGAAGCCGGCAGAGAGCCACGCTCCAACGCAGCGATCCCATCCCGCTGCGGCACCGCCCTCCGGCCAGTACATCGCCAAGCCCATGCAGAGCGCGCTGCACAAGCTCGCAGGAGATCGCGCGAAGCAGGTCAAGGCCGACGGTGAAACCATCATCCGTGACGTACTCGAGGCTCATGGCTGCGCAGACGAGAGTGGACGGGCCACAGCGGCATTGGTGCTCAGAACGGAATTCGAGATTGTGCGAAAGGCGATCCAAGCCTGGCTGCCGCCCGAGTCCGATATGGGGTCAGAGGCGACGTTCTAGCCGTGGCGCGAGACACGTCCACCTATCAGATCGACGGCCAGCGGGTGCTCTCCGTTACGGAGGCACTCCAGATCGCCGGGCTGATCGACTACTCGCGCGTCCCCCCGGAGATTCTCGAGCTGGCTCGGGTGCGCGGCGAGGAAATCCACCAATGGCTCAGTCTTCTCGTGGAGGAGCTCGTCAAGCCAGGCGATGAAGCGGGGCTCGAGATCGAGGGCTACATCCGCGGGTATTTGCGCTTTCGTGCAGAGACGCATTTCGAGCCCGAGCGCTGCGAGCATCCGGTCCTCAATCGGACTCACCGATACGCGGGGACGCTCGACCTTGCGGGACGTCTCAACGGCGGGGGGCTCGTCGTGATCGACTACAAGAGCACCGCGACCGAGCAGCCGTCGACCGGGCCGCAGCTTGCGGCCTACGAAGCCTGCCTCGAGGAGCGCCACGAACGCTTCGGGCTCTATCTCCGACCGGATGCGACCTATCGACTGGTCCGGTACAGCGACAGGCACGATATGCACGATTTTCTAGCGGCCCTCCGGGTTGCTTACTACCGCCTGCGCCACGGACTGGCGCGGCTCTCGGAGGATTGAGTAGATGGCACACGCGCAACTCCACGACGACATAGAGCAGATCCAGCAGACGAGCGCGCTCACCGTGGAGCGAGTCTCTCAGCATCAGGTGATCGACGCCCCGACCTACGAGCGAGCCGCTGAATTGCTCAAGCTCATCAAGGGCGTGCGGCTCCAGGTGTCCGGCGCCTTCGACCCGATCATCGCACGCGCACACGAGACACACCGCGAGGCAATCGCGCGCAAGAAGGAGCAGGACGAGCCCCTCGCGCAGGCGGAAACGCTGCTCAAGTCGCGCATGTCCGGGTGGCGAGAGCAGCAAGAGCAAATCCGACGAGTGAGGGAAGCCGAGCTCGCCGCAGAGGCGAGGCTGCAGGACGAAGAGCGGCGGCTGGCCGAGGCGCAGGCGCTCGAGGCTGCGGGCGAGCATCAAGCGGCCGAGCAGGTACTCGAGGAGCCCAGCTACGTCCCGCCTCCCGTCGTGGCGTCGAGCGTCCCGAAGGTCGCGGGGATCGCCGCACGCGAGCAGTGGCAGGCAGAGGTGGTGGATCTGGGCGCGCTCATTCAATCCGTGGCCTCCGGCCGTGCGCCTCGAGCGCTACTCAAGGTGGACACCGTGGTCCTGGGTCAACTCGCCCGAGCGCAGAAGGCCGAACTCAAGATCCCCGGTGTGAAGGTGTGGTGCAAGACCGGGATAGCGGCGGGTGCGCGGTGATCGCGCAATGAAGCAACTCGAGGCGATCGTGGTAGGCGAGTTGAGCGAGCGGCCCGTGCCCGAGCTCAGGGGGTACGCAGTCGTTGCGCGCTGGGCTCTTGACGGCCGCTGGAAGCTCTTTCCGGAGCTCTTCTCTTGCGAGGTGGAGGCCCGTGACATGGCTCGTGATCTATCCCCCGGATGGGCTCATCGCACGATTATCTCGATCCGTGTGCCGGGGCGCGCATGATCTCACTCACGCCCGGCGAGGTGTTCACGCTGCTGGTGCTCCTCGGCGAGCTGCGCCGGCAGGTAGACGAGATCAGGAGGAGGCTGCGATGACTGACCCCGACGACCTCACGCTCGGCTCCGTGCTGCGCGCGGTGCTGATCGGCCTGGCGCTGGCCAGTCCTACGCTTTGGTGGTTGATCGGCGAGGCGCTCCGGTGAAGTCCATCCGCGTCGGCGATCGTGTCTGGTTCGACGTGACGGGCCGCTACCACGAGCGGAGAAGCGGCGGGTGGAAGAACTGCGGAGGGGCTACATCCTTGGACCGGTCAACTATAGTGTGTATGGAGGACCGTGTCATCTGCGCAGCGGGTGTGCGCAAGTGCTGGACGTGCCGCCATACTTCCGGCGTCCACTCCTCCGACTGGCTCGTGATCGAGCAGCTCGTCGCCGAGGGGGTGATGCGGACATGAAGCCTAACCTCGGCGATGCCGTAATGTTCAACGCCACGTTGGAGCGTATCCGAATATACGATGGTCCTGTGCAATGGATAGCGAAGCCGCACACGCCTCGTTATGGCGTGATTGTTGGCTATCGCACTGTCTATGAGGGTAGGCACATGCCTGGAGGCCCAGACTATCAAGGTTATGTGAAGGTCGAGCGAGGGATCTATCACGCGCTGGTAGCGGTGCATCCGCACAAGGCGTTCTTGCGCGTGCCATTGGAGGGCATCCTATGACGCCCCTTGCTGAGCGTGTCGAGCGAATAAGCGACGCCTACGAGTATTCTACGGATCGCGAGAACGGCGACGCCGTTGCTCGAGCAGAGCTTCGCGCGGTCGCCGAGGAGATGCGCGTGAGTAGACGCAATGGAAGCCTGTGTGGTTGCGATAACGCTTGACGGAGGCAAACGCGCCTGCAAACTACTCGACGCGCACCGCGCGAAGGAGGTTACCGATGCCTCTGAGTGACGAGCAGCTCGATACGATCTCGAGCGACCTGCGTGAGATACTGGTGTCCACGTTGGCATCAATCTCACCGGGCAAAGCAGGCGCGCACGGTCAAGCTGGCTGGCTCGCCGTTGCCCGCCTCGCCTACGAGCTGCTGCGGCCGATCATCGAGGCGGAGCGGGACCGTCGCTGGACTGATATCCTGATCTTCTACGGCCTCGCAACGGGTCACGGAGACACGATCGAGGACATCGTATCGGAATGTCTGGCGCACCAGAGGGACATTACGACCCGCGAGCGCGACGAGATATGGACCTCTTCGCTCACCTGTACAAAGCTTGAGCACGTCCGCAGCCAGCCGATCTATAGTGTACTGACCCCGGAGACGGCGCACGATTTCGTTGACACACTACGGCAGGCAGACATTGCAGACGCTAGACGCGCTGCGATAGAGCGCGCCTGCCGCGCTGTGTGCCGAGGGTGTGCTGCTGGCGCTCCCCGACTAATGGCACTGGACGCAACCATCCACCAAAGTGTGGCGTATGAAGACCAAGTATGCACTGCCACACGCATCCGCGGAGCGTTCGAGGAGGCACCCAAGTGAGGCTGTTCTAGCTTGAGCGGATAGAAGAGAAGACCCGACCGGCGTAATCGGCACGGGCCGCGTAGCACAGGGGGTCGTGTTCGACGCGCGCCACCGAAGCTACCTCGTGGCCCGCCTGGCGAAGGCGGCGAACGATAGCAAGGAGCCGTAGACCGGTGCCCGAGCAAGACCACATCTCGGATATATAGGCTTTCTCCGTTGCCTTCCCTTGGCCTCGAGATGGGAGTATGGTAGTATAAGGGCGGGTGGTACAAGAGAGGCCAAGGGATGTAGCGTCCCGGCGCTCGGATGGTCCTGCTACGGCGTGGGGGCTCGGTATCTCCACCGCGCCCACCCCGCCGCGCGTAGTGCAGCGTGCCGGGCTCGAGCCCGGAGCCTCGCTATCAGGCGCCGCGTCCAGTCGAGATCGGTCGCCTCGATCGACGCCAGAAGCCATGCGTAGTGCTCGTCATCCGCTCGCGCGCGATCGTCCTCGGCGCCGCCCACGAAATATCTGTAGTCGTGCAGATCGGCGGCGAGCGGGGGCCAGGTGTTGTCCCCGGTCGCGATCCGGACTCCGAAGATCCAGTCGGTGCTCAGAGTCGAGCCGTTGCTGCGGAACCCCGCGACGGACGCCCGCGCCCACTCGTACGCCGAAGGGATCTCGAGCTCGACCGAGCCGATCCTGCGATAGGCTCGCCCGTCCCGGATGACTAGATAGGGAGTCCCCACCTACCGGATGCGAGCGACCGCCGCGAGCCGGCCCCAGACAGCGAGCACGCCGGCCACGGCGGCGACGACGTGAGGGGCGATCTCCTGGACACCGTTCCCGATCTGCGCCGTTGATTCTGCGACGGTCGCCGGGTCCGCGCCCTGCGCCATGAGTGCGAGCCCAGCGAGCCCGGCCAGGAATGAGCCGAGCCCGCCTAGCACGCCCTTGCTTGCATAGGCGGGCTTCGGCTTCACTGCGCTGCCGGCGGTCATCGCCTCGGCCACCGCAGCCCTGATCTCTGCCTGTGTCTCTGCGTCCATCTTGATCTCCTCTCCTTGCTCGTGGTCGAACTCGAGATGCAAATGATCCCGATCTGGCGTCTCAATGTAGAACCTCGGCACCACGTCATAGGCCGCGGGAAGGCGCGCACGCACGCGATCTGCCCAGAGATTTAGCGCAGCCCTGCGCGCCGTGAGGTCCGCTGCGCTGATCCCCTTGCTGCCGAAATCGAGCGCTCGGCGGAGCGGGTGCTTGCTCGTCGAGAGCCGGCCCGGCGCGTCCTCCATGCCGCCGGTGCAAGTGACGACTCCGCCATCCATCGGAGGAGCCTCGGAGAGAGTCGCCTCCCAGACGCGCGACATGATCGCGTCGAAGTGTGCGGCGACGATCACCGCGCCGTGCTCTCCGCTCTTGATCGCGAGCCGCTGGGTGCTCACCGCTCGGGCCTCGGTAGCTGCCGGATAATCTGGTTCAGCTTCTCCTGCGTCTCTTCGTGCTGCTTGGCAACCTTCTCGCTGGTGGCTTTTTGCTCGGCATGGACGCGCTCGAGGTCGCGCTCGATCGTCGCGAGCTTCGCGGCGATTGGGCGCTCGTATTCGCGGTCCATGATCGTGCGTGCTTCTTGCGCATTGATGCCGCCACCAAAGGAGTACCAGGCAGCGAGGCCCGTGAGCATCATGCTCGAGAGTATTCCAACGAGCCACTTCCAGGCTCCAGCCCCATCTGATTCGCTCATAGCAGCGGCACCCTCCAGTTGCGGCCGAGGTAGGGGGCAGGCTCGGCGTGGCGGTAACGGGGGGGTTCCTCGCAGAGTCGCTGGCAGCGCCGGCAAGTCAACTCATCGGAGTCAGGCAGCACCTCGAACTCGGGCCGGTAGTAGATCGTGAAGCCGCAGCGGGTCGAGCTCTCACCCTCGAGCCAGAGGTGGGATTCGCTGCGCGTGGTGTCGCCGGGTCGCTTCTTGCCCCGGTACCATCTCACTAGGGGCACCGGATTGGCTCCGGCAACGGGGATGCCGTCACATGGTCGCGGATCCGCAGGCCGCAGTCGGCACACACTACTTCCTCGCTGTGTCGTTTCTGCCACCGGTGAGAGCACGTCCCTGTATCCGTGATCGTCACCGTCATCGCATAATGCGTCTGGCATCGTGGGCACAGCACGAGCAAAGTCTCGCCACAGTGAGAGCAGCGTGAGCCACTCATGGCACGCCCCCATGCTCCAGCACCCACCGATGTAGGCCCTCGATGATCAGGCGAAGCTCGATCTCGGCCGGCGTCATCGTGGGGCAAGCTGGTGGTGGAGCGCAGCAGGAGTCACAGGCGGGTGGGTCCGGGCAGGGGCAGGCGGCGCAGGGGTCGGGCGGGGGTGGGGGCGTGTTCGGGTCTGGGATCGGGACCGGCTCGGGACCGGGGTCCGGTGGCGGCGCGGTCTCGCAACCAGCGAAGGCGAACTCCATCACCGCGCTCGCGCTCCTGGTCGTCGTCGTCCAGCAGTAGATTTCCGCGCGCCCGCAGCCGGTCGGCGTGGTGCCCCCGAGGGTCGCGCTCCAGGTCCAGCGTCGGATTCCTCCGCCGCTCGGCGCGGTGGCCGGCCAAGTCCGGGCCGCGTACTGGCCTCCGGTCGTCGTCGCGAGCAGGGTGCAGCTCGCCAGTGTCGTGAGTGGCTCACCACTCGCGTAGGTCGAGGGCTCCTGGAACTGGTGCGTGAAGGCCGGCGAGTTGTCCCAGGCGTAGGCGGGGGTGCATGAGAAGACCGCGGCGACCATAGCCAGCACGAAGCATGTCAGGAGCATGCTGAGCGTTTCCCAGGCGGTCCATTCTCGAGGCATGGTCATACGTCACTCCCTGCGAGGACCGCATCAACCGCGGTGACTTCCTGATCGATGTTTGCCTCGTTGTCGAGCTTGCTCTGGACGAGTTGGCTGCGTAGGTCTAACTGTCGCGTGCGGTGCGCAGCGAGCCACCCACGAATCGCGGTCGTCTGCTCGGCGCGGGGGCGCAGCAGCAGGTCAAAGACCTTCGTCAGTTGTTGCTCGACTGAGCTTCCGACCATCGTGGCATCGAATGCGTTGGCGATGGCTCGCTTCTGTCTTGCGCTGAGTGCCATGGTCTCTCCTAAGTAGGGGCCGTCGTCGTGTGAACCCAGGTGACGCCAGTGCCCGTGAGGTCGAGATATTTGTAACGGGCGGTCGCCCCGTCGAGCCACTGGAAGATCACCTTGTTAGCTCGGCAGTACATGCGCATCTGTGAGTCAGCCGTCGGGTTCGCGGGCGTGTTGCTCTCCTCGTCGAGTGTGATTGCAGCGACGCGGGAGGCGGTCCCTGTGAGGTGCAAGAGGGTGTCTGCGCCAGCCGTCGATAAGCCCAGGCGCACCCCGCCCGCGTGGCGTGCGTCGATCGCTGCACCACTCGACCGAATTGATACCGGTGTCGTCCCGACGAGCGTCTCGATATCGAGCCCGATGTGGGTGGTGATTGCGCCGCCGCCCGCGATAGAGCCAGTGCGAGCCGCGAAGTCGCGAGCGAGTGTCGCGGTGGCGTTGTCGACGCGGATGGCCGACGAGTAGCTGGACTCTTCGGTGGCGGTCATCGTGCCGGCGGCCGTGCGCGTGACCACGGGGGTGCTGACGTAGGAGACAACAGCGCCTGTCGAGTTGACGGCAGTGACGTTGCGTTGCGTGATCGCCCCATAGAATGGTGTCGATGTGGCGATCCCCGTGCAGCCAGCGACGTTCTCGTGCGTGTAGCCGCCGAAGAGGAGCTGGATCGAGGGTAGGCCGAATAGGGTGTCGGTGTCCTGGACGAGCGTCCCGGTGAACGCTACTCCTGCGGCGAGCCCAGTGAGGCCGATGCGAAGGCCATCGGGCCATATCTTGAGCGCGTAGGCGCTCGTCGTGCCGTAGTCCCCCGCGCCCTTGCCGACCGTGACCGCACCGGTGTAGTCGGTCTGGTTGCTCGCGCGAAGGTCTAGGTTGCCGGCGGCGATCCCGCTCCCGATGATCTGTCCGTCGGCCGAGGTCGAGAGCAGGGCATTGTTTCCGGTCCCGGATCGGCCCGCCAGCAGCAGGTAACCAGCGTGATCGTCGTCGGCGAGGCCCGACAGTGCGCCATGATCCACCCCCGCCGCGAGCACGCTGAGCGTCGGATTGCCGGCCACCCCGTCGCCGTTCGCGACGTTGATCGAGCTGGAGCCGGTGATTGTGCGCGCTATCCAGTCAGGACCGGTAGCGTCACGCGCGATCATTCCGGAACCGGAAATCGCGGCGGCAGCCTCGAGATCGGCCGCGAGGCTAAGCGTTGGATTCCCTCCTACGCCACTCCCATCGACGACGGCGAGCGCGGCACCGCTTGCGACGATACTGCGGTGCAGCCAAGTATCGGCTGCCGAGCGCACGGCAAGGCCAGTCCCGGCAAGCGCCTCGAGCGCCGCGAGGTCATTGGCAAGGGCCAGCGTCGGGTTACCACCAGTGCCGTCGCCATTCGAGACTGTGATTCCCGCCGCTGGCCCCACCAGTGACCGAAGAGCCCAAGTATCTGCGGCCGTGCGCGCCGCGAGCCCCGTCCCACTTAGAGCCTCGAGCGCGGAGAGATCGGGTATCGCCTCAAACGCCAAGCCCCCCGCTTCGGCGTCGCGCCGGCGAAGAACGTCACCATCATTCCCGCTCGGGAATCGGTCCTTCGTCCACGCGCCCGGGGCCTCAACGTCGGACATTCGCTAGTCCAGAGTCATATTGAGTTGCCCGGCGACAAATCGCGCTTGCCCGCCGGAGTTGATCGTGGTCGGAGTAACGCCACCATGAAAGAGCAGGTTCCCGCCGGTCGATGCGTCAAAGATCCCGGCAGCGACGATATTCCAGGTCGCGCTCGCAGTTGCGAAGACGATATCACTCGCATTCGTGAGCGCGCCTACCGTCACCGTCCATCCGGCGGGCGCGGTCGATACGCGCAGATAACCTCCGCCCGATAGCTCCGTGCCGCCACCGGAGTCGCTCGGTGCGACGGAATAGAGCGCCACCCACACATTTGCGAGCGGGCCGTAGCTCAGGTTTTTGAATACGAGCTCAAGGATCTTCTGCTCAAGATAATTAGAAAAGGCGCTCATGGTGCATCCCCCCTCAAGTTTAGCGGACTCTGACCAGAAGAGAACGGAGCAGAGCCCGCGTAATCCGTTCCGATTGATCCCGCGTCCTCGCCGAATTTGAACCAGTGCACGATCTCGCCCCCGCCGGCGTAGCCGTACCGGTCGACGCGAAGATTCATAGCGGTGCGTCCCACCGCGACCTCGCGCGCCTCGGCCGCAGAGAGAACGCGATTCCAGAACGCGAGCGACGCGAAGCGGACGGAGCCGGAGCCCGAGTAGGCGAGGCGAATTACGCGCGACGTATCGGTCATCGTGCCGGAGACGTCCGTCGACTTGATCGGAGTCAACGCGGCCGCGTTCGAATAGACGCTCAACGCCGCGCCGCTCCAGGTGATCGCGATACTGCGCCACTCTCCGCTAGGTAGCGCTGCGGTGTAGTCGTACACCTTGAGGATCGCCCCAGCGCTCGAGTTGATCTGAACGCGCATCGCTCCGGCGGCGTCTCTTGACATCTCGATAAAGTTAGACGCCCCGCTCGAGATCCTCCATAGTACGCCCTCGTAGGCGATCGGTTTTAGCGCAAATGCGATCGTCCACTGATTCGCGATCCCGAGCGTAGTCGGAGGTACGGAATAGAGAGCTCCGGAGACGAGCTCGAGCGACCGGCCGATCGGAGCGCCCGAGAAGATCATCCGGTCGTCGTAGTCCGTAATCGCCTGCATCGCGCCCTCGAGATCGATCCCGCCCGAAGCGACGCGATCGACGACGAGCGCGCCGCCTGCCCCGACCGATCCCTTACCCTGGCCGATCCGCCACCAATGCTTCAGCGCGGCCGCGCTCTGGTAGGCGCCGAAATTGCGCTCAAGCGGCACAAGGGCGTGCCCGCCCTGATCGAGCTCCGCGATCTCGAGCGCGCCCAGCGCGACGTTCCAGAGCGCGATTGAATGAACGCCGCCATCGAGGAAGAGCGAGCCGCCCTGCGTCCCCCCGACTGCGACGGTGCGCGCCTGATCAATCTGGCCAATCGCCGCCGTGTCCTCTGCGCGGATCGAGATATGCGGCTCTAGCAGGCCATTGCGATAGAAGAGCAGCGCTGAGCCATCCCAGGTCACGGCGAGGTGGATCCACCCGATGGCGGGCGTCGAGTAGCGCCGGCGGCGAAGTACGAGCGGAGTGCCGGCGGTATTGTCGGACAGCGTTACGGCGATCTCTCCCTCCGGATAGAGCGAGCCGTGGGCAGAATCTATCTGCAGCAGGATCCGATTCTGGAACCCAGTTGCGGGCAATGTCGCGAAGAACGTCCCCGCGGTCGCGGCCCGGACATAGGCCCAGACGGAGAGCGTCCAGATATTCGCGACGCCGAGCGTGACGGCGGCCGCGCTCTGGAGCTTCGCTGTTTCGGTCCCGGGGTCAAAGCTGATCCAGGCGCCATCCGGGGAATCGAGCCGGAGCGTTGGCTGCGTCACGTTAGATCCCTCGTCCCAACCTCGGCGTCCGCGAGCTGCCCGGCGCGGCCGAAGCGCCACCATCTGGCGGGAAAACCAGCGAACTCGTCAACAAACGCCAAGATATTCAGGTGCGATCCGAAGCCATGAGCGAACGCTGAGCGGATATCGTTCTCGGTTAGCGACGGATCGAAGAACGCGAGCGAATGGAGGCGCCCCGAAAAGAACGTAGCGCCATCGTTTGAGCCGACGTGGATCGAGCGATCCGTGTAAGCCTGACTCCCAGCCGCGTCCGTCGGCTTCGATAGCGCCGTAAGCTCCGTCCCGTTGCGGTATAGCTTTAGCGTCGTGCCGTTCCACGATACGCAGATCAGAACCCAGCGCTGCCAGCCGCGGTCATAAGCTAGCGCGGAGTCCGTCGTCTCGTAATCCTTGAACACGGTGCCAGTCGTATTCCAGAGCTGCACGCGGAGCTCGTCTGCTGCCGTGACGTCGATCTGGATATTCGAGTGCGGAGACGCCGCGCGCTTAATACGAAGGATCGTCCGGACAACTCCTGGACCTCCGATCTTCGCCCATACGAGAATGCTCCAGTCTGTCGTGATGCCTGCCGGCTCTTCAAGCACGTAGTCCAGCCGATCTGTCGTGCCATTGAACTCCAGGCACGCCATATGAGCGAAATCCGCCTGCGGCTGCCCGACGATTACGCGCTGGAACCCTCCGATGAACTCTTCATTCGATGGCACGATTACAAGCGTCGCGGTCGCCGCCCATGTCGCGGCGAGGGCCGCATCGACCGTAAGCGACCCGGAGAGCGTGGCGAACGCGAGCCACTCGGCGGAGATGTGTGGAAGCTCAGCGTCCATTGTCGCGGTTGCCGTCCAGCTCGCCGCAAGATAGCCGTAGGCGGTGAGCGTAAACGATTTCGTAGCAGTTGCCGTCCACGTTGCGACGGCGTTAGTCGGAATGGATAGCGTCAATGCGAGCGTAGCCTTAGCGGACCACAACGCCACGAGCTGATCCGAGAGCCCGAAGACCTCGACTGCGACAAGATCGACGAAGCCGTCATGCGGGCGGTATGTAGTCTCGAGGACGCGAGCACGAATCGGAATCCCAGAGGCGAGCTCGGCCGTGCGGGTCCACGGCGGAGTGAAGCCGATGATGTCCCCGGGCTCGAGGCGCCAGGCGTAGACGTGCGGAACGCCGACGAGGCGAAAGAGGCTACCGCGGTCAAAGATCGCTCGCGCGTGGACTACTGATACGGCGCGACGCTGGTTATCCACAAAGAGCGAGCGGTACATGAAAGGCTCATGCGGTATGCGGCCGATCGAATCGACCGCGAGCTGATATTCATCGTTTCCGATCAGGGCTGGCCCGAAGCTATCCGGAATGCTCGGGTGTGCCTCATCGAGCACCGTCGCGCCCGCGTATGCGCTCGGATCGCCCGGCGTACCGCGTAGAGCTGACCAGTGTGAAAGGAACGTGAACTCAGTCGCCATCGCCGCGAACGGTTTGACCTCTTCCTCTAGCGCTTGCCAGAGCTTGTATGGGATCTCGACGATCGGGGTGGGCCATTCCGAGGCGCGATTGCGCAGCTTGCGATGGATGATCTTGGTCCCAGACGCTCGTTCGACCATCACCACATTAGCGCCGCCATCAAACGCCATATGCGCCAGGATCGATTCAACCGAATAGCCGTCACCCATTACGTTTACGAGCGGGTCCATAAAGCTAGGCACGCCATCTTGAGTCTCGTATACGTCAGTAGATACGCGCTGATACCCACAAATGACACGGATGAGCGCATCCGTGACACTCGTTAACGCTCCGCCCAATCCGGACGTACCTCGAATCTGCGTAAATACCTCTAGTGCATCGCCAAAAGTAAGCAGCTCGCCGTCAAGCAAAATCGCGTAGGCGTCTACCGTAGCCTTCGCAATCGAGAGCTTCTGTGCCGTGCGACCGAGCTGAGTCGTGAACGCCGAGTAGCTGAATCCGGACGTGCTCGGGCTTATCTCGATCGTCTTCCCTTGCCTGCCTCTTACCCATAGCTGGAAGGGTGGGCTCGAAGTGCCGGCGATGCCCGTCGTAACGTATTCGTGAGCCGCCGCAGAATCGCGAGCATCGATATTCGTCGCTCTAATCTGGCGCCCCGTGAACCCGAAGATCGGGAGCGGGAACGCCTTGCCGCGATCATCCGGCGCGGCGTAATCCGTCACAGCGGCGTAGTCGTAGCGGACGCTCGATAGATCAAGCGAGCGGAAGGAGAACGATAGCCGATACTCCGAGAGCCCCGGAGCCTCATCGAGCTCTCCGCGAAAGAGCACCGTTGCCTCATCGCCGCTCATCGCGGCGACCTGTGCGGCCCAGTCCGCCGCGGTGCCAGGCCGATCAAGAAAGAGCTGAGCCCATGCGACCTCGAGCGTGAGAAACTTCCGACGGCGAAGATCGCCCCAGAGCGTTGTTCCACCGATAATCTCGCCATTGCGCGCCGAGAATCCCCAGGAGCGGCGCATCCCCGTTCGCCCGCTTAGTGCCTGGATGTGCTCGATCGCGTGAGAGAGCTCCCCGACCTCGAGTAGGAAGGGGAAGTAGGCGTTGGCGCCGTAAGTGACTGCACGATCGGACAGGAAATACTGTGATTCGATCTGCGCCGAGTCGCGTGCAACGTAGGTCCGGAGCTGAACAAGGTTGACGACATAGAGCGTCTGCCGCGCGATCCGCTCGAGCTGATCGCCGAACATCGGTCTCACGACTCGGGCTCCTCGAGTAGGGTGATCGTGATGTGATACGATGGCCCGAGATCGGCGAGAAGAATCTTCGAGTCTTGATCCCGCTCGAATCCGACAACCCGCATCGGTAGCTCTTCGCCATCGTGAAGCCTGACCATGATCGGATCTGCGCCCTGGCGCGAGGTGGACCATGCGCCATCGAGCGTCGCGAGATCCGCGCCGCGAAGCTTGTGATAGTCGTACACGACGAGCCGGCGCGCGGGACCGTTCGAGATACCGAAGCCTCGGCCGCCGAGAACGGAGCCAATCACGTTATTCGGCGCTTGCATATCGCGGCGGATTACAGGGCCGCGGGTCGTCGTCGCGAATTGAAGCGAGCCGGCTGGCGTATCGGTGAAGCGAAGCTCTCCGACCTGCGGGATCAGGCTCGTTACGGCGCCGAATTCGAAGAAAATGTAGCGCGAGATCGAGGCGCCGGAGGCGCCCGGGGCGTCCGGGAACGAGGCGAAATCCCAGGTAATCGCACCCGCTGCATCCGCAGAGGAGAGCACGCGCGTAGCGTGCACCACCCTCGCGGAGTAGACCGACGTCTCGCCGTATCCGAGAGTTAGCGAGAGCGCGGCTGGCAGGTTGTGACCTGATGGGATCACGAGCCGCGAGGGCGTATGGAGTAGAGAGGGAGAGCCTCGATCGTAGCGGACGGCGTTCGTTGTAGGGCCGCCGAGGGTCACAATCCGCATCTCGTGAATGATATATCCCGACGTCGGTGAATTGTTTCTGTTGATGAGGATTGTGAAATACCGCCCAGCCGAGCTATTTGGTATCGCAGTCGCGAAGCTTGGAATCGAAATCCCGGCTCCGGCGCCCTGGCTTGCCGTGACTGCGTGAATGTGCGCGGTTAGAGTCGTTGAACTGGATGAGCCGTATCTGATATAAATGTAATCGCCTTGCTTCAGTCCGTGCCCGCTCGGGATAGCGAGCGAGACTGGCGAGCCGATCACCAGCGGGGATCTTCGGTCACCATAAACGGCTGGATCGGAGGTGGTGCTAGATGTCGCATATGTAGAGTTACTGTCGTCGTAAAGGTTCGTCTGGTTAGTAAACCAAACTACCCAAACATTGTTGGCTGAGAGCGCGTAGAGATCGCGGAAGGCGTGAGAGGACGCCGGGTAGCCGATCAGATCCCCGAGCATCGTCGCGACGGGGGAGTCGAGATCATCGTAGAGCCGCGTCTGATCGTCCCATCCGATCGCGCCGCCGTCGAACGCGGAAGGGCCGAGGCGATCCACGAGGTAGTTGATGTGACTCGCTACGCTCGGCACCGCCTGTGGCGCTACGCTCGTCGAATAGCTCGGAGTCTCGATCGACACCCGCTAGAACCTCCTCGGCGTGCCATCGGCGTTGAAGCCGCGATCAGAAGTGAACAATCCTCCCGCCGCGAGTACAAGCCGAGAGCCGCCCCCGGGAAGGAAGATACGACGCTGCGCCTTGTCGAACGTCGCACCAGAAGCGACCGCGACCTTGACCGCCTCATCGAGCCCGACCTGATCGACGAGCCGATCGAAGTCAACGCCCGAGACTCGGCTAAGCGCGGAGTTGACGAGCTCGGCCGCGTTCGCGACGCCGATCAGCTCGCCGGCGAGCGCGCCCATCTCGCCGCGGAGCGAGGACGCACGAAGCTGCGCAACCTCCTGCCCGTTCGCAAGCTCGCCCATCTGCGTATTGAGCCCGGATACGCCGGCGCCAAGATCCGACGATGTGCCGCGAAGTCGATCAAGCTCCTCGGATACCTTGAGCGCGCCTTCAGCGTAACGCTCCTCGTCGATTACGCCCTGGCGAAACGCGACCGCGAGATTCTCTAGCCTCGTATTGAGAAGACCCATCTTCGCCGCGACCTGCTCCTGGGTTAGCACCCCGAGCTCGCGGAGCGAGTCGGCCAAGCTCTCCGTACTTGCCGCCGTCGCATCCTCCGCACCGAGCAAGCTACGGACATTGCGCTCGAGCTCCTCGACTCCGCCCGCGGCCGCGAGAAGCTGCGCGCGTAGCCTGGACTTAGCGGCTGCGAGCTCGTCCGCGCTGATCCTTCCATCGCGCTCCGCGGCCTCGAGCCTCTCGAGAAGGGCCGAAGCGGCGGCGAGCTGGCCCGCAAGCTGCGACGCCGTGACTACCCCGAGCTTCTCGAGCGCCGCGTTTAGCGATCCCGTTTCCGCAGCCGCGACGATCGAGACGCCGCTAAGCTCTTCAAGCACATCGACAAGAATATCCACGTCGCCACCCGCCTTGCGCGTCCGATCCGCGAGCTCGGCCGCAGCCGCGGAAAACTCCCCCTGATTGATCGTCCCATCACGGAGCGCGGCGACGAGCACGGCGGCCTTCCCCGTGGCGTGCTCGAGCGCCGAGCTACTCGAGCCGACCGCGATGCCGAGCTCCCGCATGATCCCGCCGACGTTCCCGCCCGCGGCGACGAGCGCGTCCAGGCCCCCGGACAAGCCGAAGATCCGCTCTCGGAACGCCTCCGCATCCCCGCCGGCCTTCTCCACCTCGGCTCCGAGCGCGTTGACGGCACCCGTAAACTCACGCGCGCTGATCGCATTGTGCGAGAATGCGGCGGCGACCCGCCCCGCGCGCTCCTCGACCTTGCCGAGTGCCTCGGCGAGGTCCGCATCGGCCGCGACCCCGAGCTCGCGGAGCAGCGCCCGAAGCTCCGTCGCCGCCCCCGATAGGCCGCCCATCGCCTCCTGCCCCCGGCGCATCGCCTCGGCGACGTCGCCGATCCCCCTGGCCGCCGCAGCTAGCTCTGGCGCAAGCGCGGCGT